CATTAGACTTGATGCCAACTGCTTTAGCGACCGCTGGGCAAGTCTCTGGATCGCAGAGCACGAACACGAACAACGTATCTCAGAACGCGAATCTCAAGATCGACGTAAACGCTTCAGGTATGAATCCAAACGACGCGGCGAGTGCTGTATCTCAAGGGGTTCAAACTGGCCTATCGAACATCTTCCGTCAGACAACTCAAAACTTTGTTCCCGCAGGAGACTACTAAATGGCTCTAGCTACAATTTTCCCTGTGCGAAAAGCTAAGGGGCCGATCTTTAATCAGCAAAAATTGAATGATGATTTGCCTCCTGAATTAACCAACGGGACAAAAGACTTAGAGCAGACGAATCAAGGAACGGCTTTCGCGGTTCAAGCTTCGCTCAATGAAACATATGACTTCAACGCGGAGGTCACTGATAATCCCGTTGAGGATGGTATCGACGTAACTGATAATATCAACGTCCGGCCATTGGAAATCTCTTTGACTATGCGTCACTCGGATACTCCTATCGACCTAAGCGGAATCTTACGAGGAGCGGCTGTATCAGGCGGGGCTTTAATCGGTAATCAACTTGGGGGATCACTCGGTCAAGTCGCTGGAGGCGTCGCTGCTGGAGCTTACGCGGGCCTTTTACAAGGTGGTACTTCTAAACAAGGTCTCGCGAAAACTTGCTATCAGCAATTCAGATCATACCTTGAGGCTGGCGCTATTCTCACAATTCAGACTGGACTTGACCTGTTTAAGAACATGGCGATCACTAATCTTCAGATCGTTCGTAACCAAAAGACAGGCCGAAGCATCGAGTTTACGGTTCGCCTTAGACAAATTCGAGTCGTCACAAGCGCATCTGTGGAAATTCCCATCGTGCGCGAGCGTAAGGTAAACGAGCAAGCATCGGCCAGAAGTGACGATGGTAAGCAAAAGACTAAGGAAATAACTGGTCCTAGAAAAAGCTTTGTGAAAAACATCGCTGGATTGTTTGGGTTTTAAAACATGGCACTGCAAGAGATTCCATTACGATCGGATTCAGCGGCTTTTAAATTTCAGATTACGCTCGATGCCGTTGAGTACACGCTGCAATTTTCTTGGAACTCTCGCATGAGCAGTTGGTTTTTTGACATAATGCAGAACGATGAAACACCTATCGTGATGGGTCAACCAGTGCTCGTAAACTTCGCTTTGATGGCACGCTTTAAGGACACTCGGTTGCCACAAGGGCGATTGTATTTCTTTGACACAAGTGGCGATGCAATCAATCCAGATCGCTTTGACTTAGGTTCTCGCGTGATAATGTACTACGAGGACGAGGCTGAGAATGAGTGAGCTGCTCTTTGGAAGATTTGCGACTTTGTTTCTGGGTCTTCCTGCTTCTACTGGTCGCGACGTTTCTGGTTTGCGCGTTTCATTTGAGGTAACTCGAAGCGTTGACGCTACAGCAAACTCAGCCTTGATTCGCGTCTATAACCTTTCAAAAGCTACAAGAATTATTACTGAGGCAGATGGATGCCAAGCTATTTTATCAGTCGGGTATTATGGCGAGTCCACGATTGGAGTCTCTAAAGGAATCTTCTCTGGCGATATTGTGCGATCTACGACTGAGGAAAATGGTTCTGATTTGATAACGACTCTTGAGTGCGGAGATAAGATTCGCGCGATGGGTAAGTCAACGGTCAGCGTAGCTTACAAGGCTGGTACTCCTATCAACGCTCTTGTTATCGAGGCCGCAAAGCAATTGGGCGTAGGTGTGGGAGAGGTTCAAGGAATCGCTGGCGAACAATTTTTACGAGGTTTTTCGGCGACTGGTAAGGCGACGGATCAGCTCGACATTATCGCTAAACGCCTAAACGCCGATTGGTCTATCCAAGATGGAATCCTTCAGATCATCAAAAAATCGGATCCAAATAAGGAATCAATCGTCTTACTGACATCGGATACTGGCTTGATCGGTAGCCCAAACAAGAAAACCGACGATAAAGGTAAGACTAGCATCAGCTTTAAGAGCCTTTTACAGCCTGAAATAAGACCCGCTCGACGTGTTCGAGTTGAATCTAGGTTTATTAAAGGTGGGGATTACAAGGTCACGAAAGTAACCCATAAGGGCGACACTAGAAGCGGCGATTGGTTCTCAGAGGTGGAGGCAGAATGAGCAGTACAAACGACATTCAGTTACTCGTCAATGCCATGCGATCAGCTTTGGATTCTCGTATCATCGACCTACACACAGCAATGCCAGCTCAGATAGTTTCATTTAACGCCGCTGAGAGTACCTGTTCGGTGAAGCCCTCGATCAAGCGAAAGCTCGCCGATGGAACTGTTCAGGAATTGCCAGTGATTCAGAATGTGCCGATATGTTACCCACAAGGAGGCGGGGCGATCATAAGCTTCCCACTTGCTGTAAATGATCCTGTGCTGCTCGTTTTTGCTGAGCGCAGCTTAGATATTTGGTGGACTAAAGGCGGGACAGTAGACCCATTGGACGCGCGTAAACACAATCTCAGCGACGCGATAGCTATTCCCGGATGTGCCCCTCGCCCACGCGCGAGCGCCCGCGTGAGTACGCAGTATCTACGAATGGAAATGTCTAACGCTTCCATTGAGCTACAGCCATCGGGCAAGTTCAAGATTCAAAAAATTGGCGGTGACGAGGTTCTAGATTTGATCTCGCAGACTCTTCAAGCGATGTCCACCGCATCAAATGCCGCAGGGCCTTTGTTCAATGCTGCGACTTTTGCAGCTTTAAAAGTTAAAATAGACGCACTTAAGGGGTAGAATAGACCTATGCCATTATCAGGAACAGGAAATGCGTTGGGAGATTCACTTTGGGCGGCTGTGAAATCATCCACTGGATTATCCCCATCGCCCGCTGACGACATAAAAGGTCGAGACATTTGGCGTGCTGAGGCCGCTGTAATTGTTTCACACATTGTTGCGAACGCTCTAGTCACGGTAACTGTGGCGACCACAGGAACAGCCGCAGCTCAATCTGGCGGTGGAACTGGGAGCATATCGTGAGTGATTTGAAACTTGTCGATTCAACTTGGGACTTAGAAATTACAAATGCCGATCTTGTAATAATCGAGCAACGCGACGCGCTACGACAATTCTTAAAGCAAAGATTACAGGCGTTCTATGGAGAATGGTTTTTGGATAGCTCGCGTGGCTTGCCTTATTTCCAAGAAATCCTAGTCAAGAACCCGTCCTTTGAGGCCGTGGATTCGCTATTCAAGCGAGAGATTCTTGAAACCGCTGGCATCACTGAGCTTGAAGAATTTAATCTAGATTATGATAACATCACGAGATCGCTTTCTTTGGACTTCAGAGCTAAGAGCACAAGCGGAACTATTGATTTCAATGAGGTGATTACGATATGAGCGGCTTAACGGTAAACGGTTTTGAGCGTAAAAGACTCGCGGAAATAAAAATTGAGATTGAGGAACGGATGCGCGATAGCTTGGGCGCGTCAATTAACCTTACCCCTCCATCAGTTTTTGCCACACTCATCGGTATTTTTGCTGAGCGAGAAGACCTACTTTGGCAGCTTGCTGAGAACGTATACAACTCAAGTTACCCAGACACAGCAGAAGGTACGAGCCTCGACAACGTAGTAGCCATAACTGGTATCACTCGTCAGGCCGCCACAAAGTCAACAAACGCAGATGTTTTGCTATTTGGAACCGCTGGCACGACTGTGCCACTTGGAACAGTTTTGAGCGTATCTGGAAATCCTACAGCTCGCTTTGTCACTGATGCAGATGTCACTTTAGTGACTGGTGCGGACGAAGTTCAAGATGTCGCTTTCAGTGCAACGCCTACGAGTGGAAGTTTTCGCCTTGCTTACGAGGATGAATCGACCGCTTTAATCCCTTTCACGGCTGATGCAGCCGCTATTCAAACTGCCTTAAATAATTTGAACGATCTTTCAGGCGTAACCGTCACTGGTACTTTTGCCTCAAGCTTCGAGATTACATTCGCTGGATCTGACGGAAAAACAAATCAGCCTCTTTTAACAGTTCTTGATAATACATTAGCAACGCCATCCGCTGTCACGGTCACGATAACCGTTTTAACCGCTGGAGTTAACCAAGGAGTTGCTACCTGTACGGCTGAAAATGCCGGAGCTGTTCAGGCACCCGCTAGAACTTTGACGGTAATCGAAACTCCTGTGGCTGGATTAGATTCAGCTTTCAACTTTGTCGATGCCGTGGTTGGTCGCGACGTTGAAACGGACACTGAGCTGCGTCTGCGTAGGGCCGCATCGTTACAAGTGGCTGGCGCCGGAACCGTGGAAGCGATTGTTTCCGCACTTAGAAACGTACCAGATGTCACATCGGCAATCGTAATTGAAAACGATACTGACATCGTAGACGGAGATGGTCGCCCTCCTCATAGTTTTGAAGCAATCTTACAAGGTGGTAACGATCAAGTTATTGCGGACACTATTTGGTCAGTGAAGCCAGCGGGTATCAATACATTTGGAACCGAAGTTGAAAGCGTCACCGATTCGATGGGTATTTCTCAGGTTATTAAATTTAGCCGACCCGCTGACGTTGATATCTATATCATTCTTGATTTAACGACAGATTCAGAATTCCCAGTGAATGGCGCGGTCTTAGCCGAGGAAGCCATCATCAATCGAGGTCGTGAGCGATTTAGCGTTGGAGATGATGTGATTGTAATCCCAACTTTGATCGCCGCGCTTGATGCAATTCCGGGAATTATCGACGTTGTAATTAAAATTGGCACTGCTCCAGCTCCGACCTTGGATGCCAACATACCGATCGGTTTAGCTCAGATAGCTGCTTTTGATAGCTCAAGAGTAACGGTGAACGTGATCTAATGGCAAATGCTACAGAGAACAACAATTATGTCAGCGAAGCTCTTGGAAGGCTTTTTGAGCAATACAAGAATAGCCCAAACATTCGCGGAATAATTGAATCTATCGTTACTGGATTGCAAGAAGGTGAGGCTACATACTTCGATCTTCGAGACAATCGAACATTAGATAATGCCATTGGGGAAACCCTTGATTTGATCGGGTCAATCGTAGGCGTTGAGCGTATAGCTGGCGAGGACGATGAGGATTATCGAGCTAGAATTAGGCTTGGGATTTTCAAAAATAGATCACAAGGAACACCTGAAATCCTCATTGAGGTAGTTCAGAATTTTACATTATCAACTCAGATTATTTTTTATGAGGGAGCGATCGCCTCATTTGCCTTTAATATAAACGATGAAACACTTACTCAAGCGGAGATTGACGCGTTGTACGCCGCACTCAGGGAAGCTAAGGCGGCGGGAGTTACAATTGAACACATCACCGCTTTTAACGGAGATGATGCTTTTAGTTTTGATGGATTGAGTGGTTTAGGTTTTGGAGATTCAACAGATTTAAACGTGGGCGGCGAATTTGCCACAGCCCTAATTGAAAGTTAAGAGGAATACATGGCTGTAAAACCAAGTTCAAAAACAGATTGGACACTAACTAATCCAAGCTTCGGAACGGTCACGGTCGAGCCAAGCGGAGCTAAAAAGATTACTGGATGGCAAGGTGCTGAGAAGCCAGCTCATCAATACATGAACTGGATTCACTACATAACTGACGCTTGGGTAAAGTATTTTGAAGACCCAATAGGTCAAATTACTGACGTAAATTTTGCGGCGTCTCCTTACTCAGCTGCAAGTTTGAATCGCTGGCTTGCCGTTGATACTTCTGGTGGAAACGTCACTATCAATTTGCCAGCCGTTGCATCAAACTCAGGCGTTGAGTTCATGATCGTTAAGACAACATCAGACTCAAACACGGTTACTATCGATGGTAATGGCGCTGAAACAATCAACGGCGCGGCGACAAAAATCCTTTACGCTCAAAACGATTTTTTAATTATCAAACAAATGAATGGTCGATGGGTAATCGTATCTGAGAAGATCGCTGGATTTCTCACAAGATCAGTAACTGGTACGACTTCTGTCACGAGCACAGATATCGGTGGAACGCTTTTGATAAATAGCGCATCAGGAGTTTTTGACCTAGATTTACCAGCTCCTAGGGTTGGTTTTTATTTCTTCATTAAGGACGTTGGTGGATTACTTTCAACAAACAACGTAACCTTAGATCGACTTGGTTCTGAGACAATCGAGGGGCTTGCTTCTGATTATCTTTTGCAAGCTGATTTCGGTTATTGGCAATTATTCTCTGATGGTACTAATTGGTTTTTGGGGTGATATATGGGTAGAAATTTATTTTACAGAAGATTAGTTGGATCAGGGAATTTTACTGTTCCCGCTGGCGTTAAGCAGATTAAGATCATGTCAGTTTTGAACTCTGAAAAAGGAATAAGCGTTTACAATTCCGCATTGATTAGAAATGCGGCTGGTAACTTTTTTATTTCAGGTGCTAACGGTCAAGGTGGTTATGGAAACAATACCGTGACAGCCACAAGCTCTCCAGTAATAGCTCACGGTGGAGCAAAAGTAGTTGATTTTTACAATGGAGATAATTCGACCTCAACTCTTAGAGCGGATGGTCGGGTTTTTAGCTCAGGAGACGGATCTGTCGGTCAGATGGGAGATAATTCCACAACATCGAAATCGAATCCTGTGACTGTCGCTGGAGGCCATAGCTTCACAAAGGTTAGAACGGCTGGTTTCTGGACTATTGCTTTGAAATCAGATGGATCATTTTGGGGATGGTCTCTTAATGGTACAGGAACACTGGGAGATGGGACTACTACAGATAGAAGTTCTCCAGTTCAAGCAACTGGCGGGCATAGCTTCGTTGATATCGCAAGCGGTCAATCATCATCTTATGGATTTAAGTCAGATGGAAGTGTTTGGAGCACAGGTGCGAACGGTAACGGACAGCTTGGAATAAACACAATTTCAAACAGAAGCACTTTTACTCAAATGCTTGGAGGTCATTCCTTTACTAAGATACGGGCAAATGGCGCTTTTGCTGGATTAAAAGCCAACGGCGAGGTTTGGACTTGTGGAGCAAACGGCAACGGAACACTAGGAGATGGGACAACTAGCAATAGATCAACTCCAGTTCTTGTTACAGGTGGACACAGCTTTATTGATGTTCAAGTCGGGACAGGTCACATGATTGGATTGAAGGCCAACGGTGAGGCTTGGGTTTGGGGATTTGGTGGGAATGGTGAGTTAGGTAACTTATCAACCGCGAATAGATCAACTCCTACGCTATTATTAGGGCACAGTTTTGTTGAGGTAGCCGCTGGTAATAGTATGACAATGGGTCGAAAGTCTGATGGGACGACTTGGGTTTGGGGAACTAATGGCGTAGGAGGAATAGGAGATAACACGGTTACGAGTAGATCAACTCCTGTTCAGCAAGTTGGTGGGCGATATGCGACTTCTTTTGGAGAGCTTTTACAGCACACAGTTCTACAGGTTGTTCCCGGAGAAGTAATTCCATACAATCATTTTCAGCGTTTTTTTGGTTCAGTTGTACTAGATGATTGCACTGAGATTATTTTAGAGCTCTTTGCTTGACGAAAAAGTAGTTCCCTTATTCAATGCACCTATGAAAACAAGAAGTGAAGTTCTTGCATGGGTGTGCGATCAGTTCCATTATCACGGAACCGCTGCTGAGATTGGCGTCAAGTATGGCGAATTCTCAAATGAAATTCTAAAAACGTGGCGTAGTAACTTATTGATGGTTGATGCTTGGAGGCACTTTCCAAGTGGATACGACGACATCGCGAACGTGCCAGATTGGCAACATCTTCAATACATGGAAATGGCCCTGAAAAATACCTTGTGGGCTCAAGATCGAGCCATAGTAATGCGAGCCTTAAGCGATAAAGCATCTCATTCCATTCAAGAAAAATCGCTTGATTGGGTCTACATTGACGCTGCACACGACTATGAGAACGTGATGAAAGATCTAACTAATTGGTGGTTCAACGTAAAAGACGACGGGATTATCTGGGGCGATGATTACCTTGAGGGTCGGCATTTTAATTCTCAATTTGGCGTTAAATCGGCGTTGGATGATTTTCTTCAAACGCACAAAGTAAAAAAATTTTGGCATAACGAAGGTACATCGGAGGGTATTCCACAATGGGTAATCGTCAAGTAGTTGTCACAATCTGCGTAGGTGATGCTTTCAAGAAAATGGCCGAAGTTACACATCCGACAATTAAAGCCTACGCTGAAAAATGCGGAGCTGATTTTCTCGTTCTAAGCGATAATACTACAGGGCACCATGCTGGATTCATGAAGTTTCAACTTGGAAAACTCTTTGATACCTATGATCGAGTTCTCTATGTAGACACTGACATCTTGATTCGTGATGACTCTCCAAGCCTTTTTGAGAAAATTCCTGCGGGAGTTTTTGCCGCCTTTAACGAGGGTGCCTACATGGAAAGATTTTCTAACATAGAAAGTTTCGTTTCTGAGTACCCTGTGTGCGAGCACGGTACAGCTAAGGCTTGGGCTAGGTCTGGGATTTATTACAATACTGGCGTGATGATGCTAGATAAAAAGTTCGCTGATTTTTTTGTTATCCCACAAAAGCCAATAAATCATTTCTACGAGCAGACTCAGTTCAATTTTGAGCTGTTTAAATATGCCGTTAAAAATGGTGAAAAATTAACTATCTGCGATCTGAATTATAAGTTCAATCGAATGTCTCACATGGATAAAAGGACAGGAGAATCGAGGCTTGATTCCTATTTCTTGCACTACGCTGGAGCTCTTGGTCGAGATGGCACGCGCGAAGGCGTGATAGAAATTATGCAATCCGATCTGCATAAATGGAATAATTTACCAAGAGTTTATCCAAAGCAAATCTTCATCCAAAGCGGTGGGGGGATCGGTGACGTTGTGGCAAGCGAACCAGCCGTGAGATTCGCCGCCGAAAAAATGTATCCAAAAGATCAAATCGTCCTCCAAACTGCTCATCCAGAACTGTTTGCTCATTTGCCTGAGAACGTGAAAATTATACCAACTAATATGACCATTCAGGATCAAGGGCACTATGAAATTCACTTGATGCCTACGGCTGAAAAAATAATCAATGCTTTTGTTACCCATCTTCTTATGCACCCGCTTGATTACGCTTCCTTGATGCTTATGAAGGGTCAGTTACCAATTTCTGATAGACAAATTTGCTTGCTGGGAAGCGGCCTGAACGATGAAACAATCAACGCCTTGCGAGGCTGCGTCTTGATCCACGCTGGCAAGGGCTGGCCATCAAAGACGTTCCCAGCCTCATGGTGGAAAGATACCGTAGATCAAATCCGATCGTCTGGTTTTAAGGTCGCGCTCATCGGCAAGCATGGCGATTATCATAGCATCGTGGATTTTGAGGCAGAAGTTGACCTCGACCTACGCGATCAATTAACGCTTTCGCAGCTTATTCAGGCCATACAAGTGGCTCCCGTACTGATTAGTAACGATTCATTACCTGTTCACATTGCTGGAAGCGGAAATAATTGGATTGGATTACTGGCGACATGTAAGCACCCTGACCGTATTCTCCCTTGGAGGAATGGCTCTCAGCGTCACAAGGCATCAGTTCTCACTAAAAAAATTATTCAAAGGGAGTTTCGACCGAATCACCCAGACATTGTAACTGTGGATGAGGCGACTGCTGATGAGGTTATGGCTTGCTTGCCAAAGCCTGAGCAGATCGTGGATTGGCTTAAAAAGATTCCTGTAGAGTTCGTGTAGCCAAAAATTAGCTATAATGGTTCCATGCTTACCCCAAAGTCGAAACCTCAACGTGGACTCGCGTGGCTTCAAGAAATAATTAAGAATGCGAAACTTCTAAAGACCGATAAAGTCGTTTTGATCGGAGTTCGTGGGTATTTTCTCGATTCAATGGGAGCACCTAAAAAGAACGACCGAGGCATCTACGACGATGCTCTGTTCTGGGTCGAGCTTGAGACTGGTATCATTCATCAATTCAACGGCAACACTGACCCAAGCGCCTACCGAAAAGGTTCTGGAAAAGGTTCTAGCAAGGGTATGGCGTCGCTAAAACTAGGAACATGGCGTTACAGGATCGGCCCTCATCGTGGGTACGAGGCTTTTCGTCAGGCCGCGAGCGTAACCGTAATTCGTGATGGTTCGCCAAACTATGAGGACACTGGCGACTTCGGTATCAACATCCACCGAGGAAGCCCTGTGGGAACATCAAGCCTAGGTTGTCAGACGCTTCCAGTTGGTCAATGGGATGAT